TATCAAATGCGCTTTACATGACGGTGACGACGCAAATGACTACCGGCGCGGAAACAATGACGTTGAAAGATTTTATTATTGAACTGGACACTTGCGGCAACTAATGGCCGATTATTACATCGACGCAAATCGCGGCCTGGACACCAATCCAGGAACGTTATTGCTTCCGTGGAAAACGCTTGGCAAGATCAACTCTAATCTGGCATCACTTGGACCTGGCGACAGCCTAAACTTAGCCAACGATTCACATTGGATACTGAATTCCTCCCCAGCCGATAACATTACATGCAATGGATGGGTTGGTACTGAAGAGTCTCCAATTCTGATTCGCGGGTATGAAGCTGGCGGTGGCTCTGGCGCTTACCCAATTATCGAGTCTTGGTATGAACCCACAGCAGCAGAGTGGACTTGGGATGCGGTAAATGGGGAATGGTATTACACCAATGGCGCGGCATTCTACGGAGCTTTTGCACTGGTGATGTTGGGCGATCCTCTCGTTTATGGCGTTGGGCAAGACCCGACAAAAGATATCAATACGCTAGTTGCAGATGGGGATTACATTTTCCCTTCTGCGGATACAACAAAGTTCTACTTATACGCGCCTGCTGGGATTGACCCAACAACGTATTATGGCAAGGTGCGCGTAAGTTCTGGTTCCCGTGGTGTCTTTAAGATAATGGGGAACAATTGGAACCATTTGCATTTTAGTGATCTGAAATTTCAGTATTCCGGTGCCTGTATAAATCCGCTTCAGGGGGTTGGAGGAGATGCTCGCGTTCTGCGCGCCACCAATATCCACGGATACCACGCTTGTGGTTTGGTGTCTGCGTCCGCTGAATCAGGCTCGGTGTTTGATATTGTCGCAGAAGGTTTGCACGCTGATACCAGCCCATGTTTATTCGTCTGGGGTAACTCTAAAGGCGGACTTGGGCAGTATCGTAGGTTTGAGGTAAAAAACTCGACGTTTCTGAGAAGTGGGCAGGCATACCCTCAAGGCGCTATTTACCTGAGCATGGACGGTGCCTACATTCACGATAACGAATTCGGTTACTGTGGCGGTTCGAACAAATTCAAGTTATGGGATGGATGCGGGGCATACACGGAAATAAGCAGCGCGAATACTCGCGTAATGCGTAACTATTTCCACCACTCGCAGCGTGCAATGCAGGATAACTCCGCAGCATCACAGGAGTTTGTTGGAAATATCATTGATACCTGTGGCGTAGGCATGCAAGTAACTGGTGTAACTACCGGGCATGTTTACTGCAATAACACTCATGTAAATGTCGGCTTGACTGACTATCGCGGCCCTACGGTTTATGAAGCCGAAGCCGCATGGACTGAGGTTGTCACTGGTGGAGTTTTCAGGGTAGATAACAACATCGTGGTCGGTGCGACTGGCGCTGCTTCAGCATTCCGTACCAATGCGACCGGATTCAAAAACAACTGCGTTTCAGGGGTTGCTGTAACGGGACTTACAGGTGATAGCGGCACAATTTCTGCTAATCCTTTGCTTAACAGCAATTATGTGCCGGCAATTAGCTCACCTTGTATCAATGGTGGCGTGCGTGTGCCATCGCACTATGTTGATTACAACGGGCATCGCTTCGCAGGACTGCCAACGATTGGGGCGATTGAACCAAAACGCACTGCGCATTTGAGACGAGTCCAAGCGTAATCAACAACCCACATCGGCCAATGAAAATTGACTGCCTCCACTGCTTCGCGCTCGGCGCATTGTTTGCCAGTGCGCTGATTGTGGCGGTGATTGTTTCACTCACGGTTTATCCCGTCTCGGCGGGTTTTTTATGCCAATAAACAGGTAAAACAGAATGGCGAATCGTAACGGGCAGGGCAATCAGGTTGAGCCGAACCTCGTCGCGCGTGTCGCCGGCATGACCCGGCAAAATCCTGATTGGTTCGGCCCTCTCAAGCCGCTCGCCCCGATTGCACCGGAAGCGGCCGGGCGCCAGTTTGATTACCCGTCTGGCTACAACACCACGGCCAAACCGCGTCAGGGTGAGTCGATAACATTCCCCCAGTTGCGCGCGCTGGCAGACAACTACGATCTGCTTCGCCTGGTAATTGAGACGCGCAAAGACCAGTTGGCAAAGATGCGCTGGACGATCAAGCCGCGCGACCCAGGGCAGAAGCCAGACGCACGCTGCAAAACGATCGAATCCTTCTTCGCAATGCCGGACCGCGAGCACAGCTGGGACGAATGGCTGCGGATGCTGATCGAGGACCTGCTTGTGATAGACGCGCCGGCTGTCTACCCGCGCTTGACGGTAGGCGGGCAGCTTTACGCGTTGGAGCCAATCGACGGCGCGACAATCAAGCGGGTAATTGATGCCACGGGACGCACCCCGCTGCCACCGGCTACCGCGTACCAGCAGATCATCAAGGGCGTGGCGGCAGTGGATTACACCCGTGACGAGATGATTTACCGGCCGCGCAATCCGCGAACGCACAAGGTGTATGGGTTCTCTCCGGTCGAGCAGGTGGTGATGACCGTGAATATCGCCCTGCGCCGGCAGCTGCATGTCATGGAGTATTACCAGTCCGGCAGCGTTCCTGACGCGCTTGCTGGGGTTCCTGCCGATTGGCAGCCGGAGCAGATTCGGCAGTTCCAGGATTACTGGGACACGCTCATGGAAGGCGACAGTGCAGCTCGCCGCCGGCTTAAGTTCGTTCCGGGCGACATCTCCAAGAACTTCAAGGAGACCAAGCAGCCTCCACTAAAGGACATGTATGACGAGTGGCTGGCGCGCGTGATCTGCTTTTGTTTCTCCATCGAGCCGACGCCATTCGTCGCGCAGGTCAATCGAGCCGTCGCCGAAACATCCCGCGAGCAGTCGCTTGCCGAAGGTCTGGAGCCGCTGCAGAACTGGATCAAGGGATTTGTCGACTCGGTATTGATCAGGTACTTCGGCTTCAGCGATCTCGAATTCTCGTGGGCCGAAGAAACCTCTATCGACCCACTTGTCCAGGCGCAGGTAAACAACATCTACATCACGGCCGGGGTGAAGACGCCAAACGAGGTGCGTGCAGAGCTTGGCATGGAACCACTTGACGAGGTTCCAGACCCGGAACCGGGCGGAGAGACTGAGGCATCCGTAAAGGTGGAAAAGGCAAAAAAAGCGCTGCGCCTCATCGACCGCGACAGACCGGTGGTGAGGCGCGCTCGAAAAGCCCTATCCGGCAGTATTAAGCGATTCCTCAAGCAACAAGCCGGGCAGATCGCCGCGCAATTATCTGACGCGCTTGGGCTTGAGAAATCCAGCCATGGCGGGCAGCGCAAAGTGTCCGCGCTGGTAGCAAAGGCGCTGGAAGAAATTGATTTCGCCGAATGGGCGGATGAATTGCCGGGAATGTTTCGGCCTACGTTGGCCGCAATTGCCATCGACGGCGGCATACAGGGGTTGCGGCAAATAGGCGTAACAAGCGACGACCTGGAAGACCTGCTTCGAGACAAAGCCGAAACATGGGCCGCGGATCGCGCCGCCGAAATGGTAGGAATGCGGCGCGTCGATGGCGAACTGGTGCAAAACCCCGATGCCAAGTGGCGAATTGACGAAGGCACGCGCGACATGCTGCGCAGTACCACAGAACGTGCTTTGAACGAGGGATGGAGCTCCCAAGAGATGGCCGCAGAGATTGAGGCGTCCTATCCATTCAGCGAGTCGCGCGCAGAGATGATCGCCAGAACAGAAATCGCCAAGGCGGACATCGCAGGGACGATGGAGGGTTATCGTGCATCTGGGATCGTCGCAGGAAAGACGTGGCTTACAGCGCAAGACGATATGGTCAGCGACGAATGCCGCGAGTGCGGGGAGGCCGGAATCATCGGGCTTGATGACAACTTTCCTAGCGGCGAAGACGCGCCTCCGAATCACCCGAATTGCCGGTGCGTAGTGTTGCCGGTTTTTGATGACGAAATGCCCGTTCTTTCGAGCGGTGAAGGAGAAAACGAATGAAGCTCTACGCTGACATCAGTAAGACAGAAGAACAGGACGATGGCACGATCAAGGTCTGGGGTTACGCATCCAGCGAGGTGACGGATTCGGATGGCGAGACCGTGACTGCGGACGCGATGAAAGCCGCGCTTCCTGGTTATATGAAATTCGGCGCGGTGCGAGAAATGCATCAGCCCAAAGCAGCCGGTACGGCCATTGAGGCCAATGTCGAGGACGACGGACGCACCTTCTTCGGCGCACATATCGTCGATGCCGAAGCCGTAAAGAAGGTGAAGGCGAACGTCTACAAGGGATTCAGCATCGGCGGCAAGGTCACGAAACGCGACGAGATGAAAAAATCCGTAATCAAGGGACTCAATCTGGTCGAAATCTCGCTGGTTGATCGCCCAGCAAACCCGGAAGCCATTTACACCATGTACAAGGCCGAGATGGTCGAAGAGCCTGGTCTCGGTGTGTCTGCCGAACCAGAGAAAACGGAAGACATCCAGAAGGGCATGTATGACGTGTCCAATTTCGCGCAACTGCTCAACAACATTGGATACCTTGCCAGCGATACCGAATGGGAGTCTCAGAGCGAAGGCGACAACTCGCCTATCCCACAGGCCATGCGCGACTGGCTATCGCAGGGGATCGTTATCTTCCAGGCGATGGCCGCCGAAGAAACGGCCGAGATGATGGCCCGCCTGCAGGCGATGGTTCCAGCATCGAACGTGATCGATTCCATCCATGCCGGCGCGAAAACCGATGACCTCGCCAAAGCCGGCGCAAAGTTCAGCACAGCAACCAAGGCAGCACTCAAGGCCGCGCATGACGCATGCAAGGCGGCTGATAAAGCACTGGCCGATCTGGGTTATGACCAGGAAGCCGACGACGAGGACGCCGGAAAAACCGACAACGGCGGCGATCTGGCGAAATTGGCAGGCGAACTCGATACCGTCAAGGCCGATCTGGTCAAAGCCAGCGACGAGCGCGACATCCTGAAAAAGCGGGTTGCCGAACTCGAAGCACAGCCCGCGCCGACGAAAGGCGCTGTCAAAGCAATCACTGTCGAGAAGTCGCAAGACACATCGGCCGTGAATGACGATGCGCCGAAATCAGCGTTCGACGCCATCAAGAAAGCCCATCAGACCGGGGGCAGATCGCTTTATTGAAACCGGCTGTACCTGCGTAACCCGGCCCCTGATGGGGCTTTTTTCATTTCTGGAGGTCAAACATGAACGCGACTCAAAATACGCTTGATGCAATCAAGAGCGCCCAGCTTAACCCGCTGTCCGACGCGATTACCAAGTCTTACAACCAGGCGCTCGGCCTGGTCAATTACGACCTCGAACCGGCCGCGAAGCTGTTGTTCCCGGTGCTCACACCGCTGCGTAATCGCATCCCGCGTGTGAAGGGCAACGGCGGTACTGCCACCAACTGGAAGGCGATCACCGCGATCAACTCCGGACAGGTGCAAGCCGGCGTATCTGAAGGTAAGCGCGGCGGCGTTGTTACCACCACAAAGCTCGATTACACCGCAGCCTATAAAGGTATTGGCCTGGAAGATGACGTTTCATTTGAAGCCGACTATGCGGCAGAAGGTTTCGATGATGCGAAAGCGCGCGCTGTCGAAGGCCTGCTGCGTGCCACGATGATTCAGGAAGAACGGCTTATTCTTGGTGGCAATGGAGCAGCCGTCGCTCTGGGCACGACTCCGACCCCGACGCTTGTTGCCAATGGCTCTGGCGGTAGCTTGACGGCCGGCACGCTCTACGTTGCATGCGTCGCGTTGACGCTGGATGGCTGGAAGCGCGCAAGCGTATCCGGCGGCGTGGTAATGACGACTACGCGAACCAATGCAGACGGCACGACTGACACAGTAAGCGGCGGCTGTGCGAACAAATCGGCCGATGCAACTGTTGCCACAGTGGCAAACGATTCTGTGAATGCCAGCGTTGCACAGGTCAATGGCGCTGTCGCTTACGCTTGGTACTGGGGCACCGCCACCGGCACGAAACTGCTCGGTGCGATCACTACGGTGAACTCTCTGGTCATTAAGGCCGCCGCCACCGGCACGCAAAACGCGACCGCGATCACAGCCGACAAATCCCAAGATGCCCTGGTATTCGACGGCCTGCTGTACCAGGCGTTCAAGCCTGGCTCTGGCGCGATCATTCAGTCGCTCGCAACAGGAACTCCGGGGATTGGTACGTCTTTTACCGGAACGAATTCGTCATGCAACGAAATCGACGCGATGCTGTCCTCGTTCTGGGACAACAGCCGTTTGTCGCCGACTCACATGTTCATGTCAGCAAAGACAAACAAGGCGTTGGCACTGGCAATTGCGAAAGACGGTTCGAACAGCCTCATTCGACTGAACGCGGCTGTGAACGAGGGCGCTCTAGGTCTGGTTGGTGGCGTTCGCATCGGCTCTTACATCCATCCGTTCCTGAACAACGAAATCAAGATCGAAGTCCACCCTGACATGCCGGACGGTATGGTCCTGTTCTATACCGAGTCGGTTCCTTACCCGCTCTCCGGCGTGGGCAACATCTGCCAGATCAAGACTCGCCGCGACTACTACCAGATCGAGTGGCCGGTGAAGACCCGCAAGTATGAGTACGGCGTCTATGTGGATGAATTGCTCCAGCACTACTTCCCGCCCGCGCTTGGGGTTCTCTTCAATATCGATGTGTAAGCCATACGATCAGTGATACCAACGGCCTCGCGTTTGACTACGCGGGGCCTTCTCATTTTCCTTGGAGATGCACATGAACAGACTAAAAGCGCCGGAAGGTACGACCAATGTGTCATACGGAGGCGAGAACTACCAGGTAGGCGATGATGGAATAATCGAGGTGCCGGAAACCGCCGTTCAGACTTTGCGCGAATTCGGCTTTGAGCAAGCCCCAGCGCAAGCCGAAATCCCCGCGCCGGAGCCGTCAAAACCCCTGACAAAAGCCGAACTGAAAGCGCTGGCGCAGGCGCAGGCAGAAGCAGAGGCACAGGCGCAGGCAGAGGCGCAAGCCGAACCCACCGCGCAATAAGGTCGCCACATGGCCGATATGACCACGCTGGACAACGTCAAGCAGTACATTGGCGTGAGCTCGACCGACGATGATGCGCTGCTTTCTCGTCTCATCACGGCCGTGAGCAAGGGATTCGAGTCCTGCCTTAACCGTGTCATATCGTCAGCGCAGTACACCGAGTTAAGAGATGGCAACGGCAAGCAGGCGATGATGTTCGCCAATATGCCGGCGACAGCGGTTTCCAGCGTCAAGGTGAATGGTGTCTCTATACCGGCCGCACCCGACATCACCAGCTACGGCTACCGATTCGATGAATCACTGCTCACGCTGAATGGTGCGACGTTCGAGAAGGGGCGACGAAACATCGAAATCGCCTACACAGCCGGATACGTAACGACGCCGAAAGACTTGGAACAGGCATGCATCGAAGTTGTTGCGCTGCGATACAAGGAACGCGACCGCATCGGACACCAATCCAAGTCCATCGGCGGCGAAAACGTGACATTCATCACCGCCGAAGCGCCGAAATCAGTCCTAGTGGCACTCGACTGGTATAAGAAAGTGGTGCCGCTGTGATAACGGGATACATCACTGGCGATAACGCACTTGTTACCCGCTTGCGTTCGATGCCAGAAGCCGTCGAAAGCGGCATGAAGGCATCAATCGGTAGGCTTGCGCTTCGGCTTCAGCGGAAGGTTAGGCAAGACAAGCTGACCGGACAGGTGTTGAAAGTTCGCACTGGAACGCTCCGCCGCTCAATCGATCAGGTTGTGTTATCGGAACCCGGCGCGGTGATTGGCATCGTGAGCACAAACGTAAAATACGGTAAGGCGCACGAGTACGGTTACAAAGGCCCGGTCAACATCAAGGCACACATGCGGCTAATCAAGCAGGCATGGGGCAAGCCGCTCAAGTATCCTGTGTGGTCAAGCGTGAAGGCGCACACCGCCAATGTTGATCTGCCTGAACGATCTTTCCTGCGGTCTGCTTTGCGTGACATGGCTCCAGAGATCAAGGCGGACATTGCCAGCGCCATCAATGGGGCAATTCGCAAATGAACCGCGAGGCAATCTATTCGGCGTTGTTCGCCAAGCTCTCTGCGATTCCAGGGCTGAAGACCAATAGCCGACGACTCAAGCACTGGTCGGACGTTGATAAGAGCGCACAACCAGCGCTTTTAATGGCGCAGACAGGCGAGAGCGCGCAGACGACAACCGGGCAGCCAACACGCTGGACCTTGCGCGTCGATGTGTACCTATACGCGCGCACGGACGGGAATCAGGTTCCCGGTCCGATCATCAACACATTGCTCGATGCGGTCTGCGATGCGCTCAAGCCTTCGCCAGTTTCAGGCCGGCAAGACCTCGGAGTGCCTGGCGTCGAGTGGTGCAGAATCGAGGGGCAGATCGAAACCGACGAAGGGACGTTGGGAGATCAACTGGTTGCCATCGTTCCAATCGTCATTCTGGCGTCATAACCCACCCCCGCGCTGCGGGTTCTTTATCGCATCACATTGGAGGTAAATCATGGCTCAATACTCATTCGGCTCCGGCGTCCTGTGGGGCATCCCAACGGCAGACGCGAACGGCACTGCAATCGCCAATCCGACGCCTGTGCAGTTCGGCGTGTTGCAGGATGTCTCTGTGGACCTAGGCTTTGAAACCAAACTGCTGTATGGTCAAAACCAGTTCCCGGTATCGGCCGGTCGCGGCAAGGGCAAGATCAGCGGAAAGGCCAAGTTTGCACAGGTCAACGGCGCGCTGTTCAACAGCCTGTTCTTCGGACAGACAATGACCAGCGGCATCATCGCCGACGTGTATGCGACATCCGGCATTGCCATCCCGGCAACCCCTTTCCAGATCACTGTGACTCCCCCGAACAGCGGAACTTACTCGTTTGACTTGGGCGTGCGCGATGCAAACGGTGTCCCAATGACCAGGGTGGCAAGCGCGCCGGCAACAGGACAGTACAGCCAGTCCGGAGCCATCTATACCTTCGCGGCAGCCGATACGGGCAAGATCGTCTACATTAACTACCAGTACACAGCATCCAGCACCACGGCTAAGAAGATTGGAGTCATCAACTTGCCGATGGGCTACGCCCCGACATTCAGGGCAGAGCTATCCATTCCCTACAACGGCCAGAGCCTGATCATGACGTTGCCGAACTGCATCGCCAACAAGCTCCAGTTTGGGACCAAGCTGGACGATTTCACGATTCCCGAGTTCGCCTGGGATTCTTTCGCCGACTCCGCCGGCAACGTCCTGACCTTGTCGCTGTCGGAGTAAACCGATGACTGTCACCGTCAAGATAAAAGGTATTCCGGTCACTCTGGCCGGGGTGGAGTACATCATCCCGCCTATCTCCCTAGGCGCGCTGGAACAGCTACAGGATAGAATCGGCCAGTTCAACGGCAATGTTTCCGACAAGGGGCAGGTCGCTACCGTCATTGATGCCGCCTATACCGCGCTGAAACGCAACTACCCTGACCTGACCCGCGATGCGG